TTAACCTCAATAGCAACGGTATGTAAATCAGGTAAGTTATTCAGGTCAGCATAGTGGCGGGTATCTCCGGCGTTGATGTCCGTTTCAGTATTAAATTTAAACAGGTAGTGATATTCGGCGCGGTTTGAATCGGCTTCCTCTGCACCGGCATAATGAATCGCACCACAACCCTGCTCTGGCTCCCAACCGAGTAATGCCCGCCAGATTTCAGACCTGACTTCATTTAATGTGTCGACAGAGGGATATTGTCCCTTTTGATTACGTGCATTATTTAAAATCACCACGACATAAAAACTTTCGGTTAATGATTGCCAATAATCGGTTTGTGACCGTTGTTCACCGACAACATCTTCTCCCGGAATAACGTAAGCAGAGGGTAAAGCCAGTTTTCCGCAATCGGGTAAATCCTCATATTGAGAGACACTGCCCACTCTGTTTTCAAAACGGGGGCAATGGGCGCGTAAGGCCGAAATAACAGGACTCAATTTCATGAATGACTCCGTCGGCGCTCAGGCCGAAGTGATTTACGCAGTGCTTTCTTTAACGTGTAGCACGTCCAACTTTTCAGACGCATTAATGTGGCAACCATGTAATTTTGACGTTTCTCAATTCGCCAACCACCGCTCTTGTGGTGACGCTTTTGTCGTTTATGTTGTTTAAGCATGCCGTAGGAAGCGCTGCGTACCCCGTGATGCAGAATAATAGGGTAGAAATCGCCTGCAATATCTTGACTGCCTATCCCTCGCTTCTGATTGGGCGCTATCTTAACCATCAATCCGGGTCGTCGTGAGGCAGGGCGAGGGACGTGGTAACCGATAGATTGCGCTAGTCGGCCCGTTTGCCATCGGGGGGTCTCTCCTGCTTGAGAACGGCCCCCCCGCTTCATCAGTCGACGACGCGCTTCTTCCTGATGCCTTTGACCGATTTTCATAAAAGCACGGCGAACCAGGAGACGATTAAAGACCAGATCTTTGGGTTGATGAAACTCAATATGGAGATTATCCAAAATCATTTCCTCTTTCTGGTTGACTGCTGGTTTCTTCGCACGAAAAGGCCAGAAAACGACCCGCACTGTGGATATCCGTCACACCACGTATGTGGTAAACCACACCGTTAATCACTGCTTGACTACTGTCGTAAAGCGACTGTCTGTATCGCACAATGATTTTATGCGTGACGGTTTTGTTGATTTGAAAAGAATGGATGCGCAGGGTGTCACTGACGGGGAGCAATTTTCCCCAAACCGTACACGCGCCTTGATTCGCTGCCTGTGTTCCACTGTCGCCTATCGGTTCATCCTGTCGCGTATAAAACAAAACACGCTTATTTAACTCTCCTGGATCGGGGAAACGGGAATACGGCCTGCTGTAATGCGGTTTCATAATCCGCTCAGCCTGTAGTCATCCACCAGAAACTTAAAAAACGGAAAAATAGATAACTGTTCCATATCTGATACACCTCCACGATGCTCATATAACCCCGTCACCAGGAGCAACATACCCTGAATAATCGCCGCATTGATAACCAGGCCGTTAGGGTCAGTTTTAGGCACGGATGCTTTGTAGAGATGACGGTTAAGATGTGCGATGGTTTTTTGCTCTACGGCGGCGATATAACTCTCCAGCAGCACATCTTCACTGTTATCGTCTAATTCAATCCTGCATTGTCGTTTGACCTGTTCTTTGTTAATAAACATGGTTGTTTATTTCCAGTAAACAATGGCCTACATTGGTAGGCCATTGTGTTTCACGTTGATGACTATCCGTTATTCCCCCCTTTTCCCGCGCCACCTGAATTTGACTGAGCGGAAGGTGAGACCTCTATCTGGGTTAAATCCCCTTTGATAAAGGCTTCGGGGCGGTAAACCGCGAGTGCCAGACGCTCTTCACAACGAATAGAGATCATGTTCTTCTCAAAATCGTCGGTATTTTCAGTGCTGATCACCACATTTGCTTCTTCGCGGTCAAACAGTTGAGCCCCTAAACTGAATGCGCCCACCAGGAATTTATCTTTAAACCCAGCGGCTTCTGTGACGACGACGGGTAAGCCCCACAACGTGGGTGTCGTCAGGGCTGCCGGATTGGAGAGGAGATAACGCCCCAGCGTATCCTTGATCAGTTCAATCTGTGCCCAGTTGCTAAAGTGCAACACATGTCCTGTCGCGGGGATCCGTGCGAGTTGGGCCTGTAGCATGGCAAGCCGCAGATCATCAATCGCGGTTCGATGCGCCGGTGTTAATTCCGCTTTGAATGCGGTGGCCTGAGTGAAGATCCCGTTCAGGTTTGAACCGGTACCGTCACCGAAGAGAATTTGGTGCTCTTCAACGTATTTCAGGCCATAACGTAGCTCCATATCGATAAGGGAGGCCAGTTGCGAAAAATCATCCAAAATTTGCTTGGATGCCTTAAATAGATGGGCAATCGTGCGAACGGGGACTGTTGCCTCTTCAAATTCAATCGTGCTATAGGGCTTAACGGTATTTTCCGCGACTGGCTTGGCATTATTGGTCAATCCTTTCTGCTTCACGTAATAAATTGTGTTACTTTGCGTCTTTCCACTGGCGATCAAATCACGAATGAACAACCGTTGCTTCGGCTGGGTTAAGATGTCTGATTGACGGTCGGGTGTGACAATCGTTCCTCTGACATCCGATGAAATGAGGGCGGCGTTAATCGGCGCTATCACCCGTTTACTCGATTCCATTCCCGAGCCTAAAGCCTGTACTACCTCCATGCCCACCACCTGTTGACCGATAGAACTGACGACGTTCAGCGCATTGGCCACCGGCATTTGGGCGATATGTTGTTCCACTTCGCCCACCTGGGCTTTGAGCGTCTTTTCTGCTTCCCGCAAGGCATTGAGTTCGACCGCCATTTTATCGACGGCCGCTTTGGTTTCTGCGCAAAGCTGCCCTGATTTTTGCGCTTCCTTCAGGGCTTTCTCTGCCTGGGCGCTATATTTGCTGCTGGCTTCTTCAATAGAAGCCGTGACTTTTTTAAACATTTCATTCATGTCAGACATATTGTCTCCAATTTAACTCGGTATTGACACCAGACGACGCAAGGCATTGTCCAGTTGCGTCAAGGTCTCGGAAGAAACCTCAGGGGCAGCGCACAGCGTACCGTGAGAGGGCGTGATAGCGCTCGGCATATCACCGCGTAAAGCTTTAAATAATCGTCGGCGTTCAGTTCGAGGCGTATTGGCTTTTGCCAACAGGGCATCGAGTTTTCTCAGTGCGGCGGTGGGCGAATCGTTATCCTGTTGTGTGCTATCAGCGGGCAGGAAGGCATCAGCAAACCCTTTCTCTATCGCTTCGCCTCCATTCATCCAGGTTTCATTGTCCATCATCGCGGTGATCGTTTTTGCATCCATGCCGGTTCTGGCGACGTAAACCTCCCGCATAGCCAAATCAAAGGGCGCCATTTTTTCCGCCATCTCGGCAAAGTCATGGCGATGACCGACGGCCATACCCCAGGTGTTGTGGATCATCAGGAAAGCACTGCGTCCGATTTGTATCTCATCGCCTGACATGGCAATGATGGAAGCGGCTGAGGCCGCGAGTCCCAATATTTTCACGGTCACTTTGCCAGCGTATTCACGTAGCTGATTGTAGATAGTCAGTCCTTCAAACAGATCGCCCCCCGGCGAATTGATATTGACAGTAATATCTTTACCTTCCAGTGAACGCAAGATTGCGCCAATCCGTTGAGCGGTGATCCCTTCGCCAGCCCAATCCTGACCAATCGTCTCAAATATCGATAGCGTGTTATCATCCTGGCTTGATGCCCTGATGCTGCTGTTCCATTTTGCTAATGCCGACGGTGAAATTTCACTGGTCATTTTCGGACAGGGAAAAACCGCCGGTAATACCGGAAGTGCATTTTTTTTCATTAGGGAAAACTCCAGTTATGCTGTTTCTTGCTGGGTGTCAGTGGGTTTAGGAACGGTTGACTTTTCAGGGAATAGCCAGGCATTGAGTGCTGCTCGTGCTTTTTCGCCGTCATTCTCCTGTCCCAATTGATCAAGGGGCGTCAGGTTTAACTGAACGGTATACAGGTCTCCGCCCTCAATCGGGGGCAGATTTTCCAGTCTCCTCACATCATTGCGACTCATCCAGCCATTTTGTAGCGCAGTAGTGTAATAGGCCGCTCGACCCGTGCTATCGGTTCTGAGCAGTCCTTCAACAGAAAATTCCGCAAAATAATCATCGTCATTATCCAGCAGACAGCGGGCGATTTCCTGTTCAATATTCACCAGTAAGGGCCGTAATGTATTGGTCAGGAAAATCAGGTTCATCCCTTCCACGCTAGAAGCCCAACTGCTTTGTTTAGTGATGTGACCGACCATAAACGGTGGAACACGATACCAGCGGCAGATTTCTTCAACGCTATGATCGCGGCTTTCCAGCATCTGTGAGGTTTGCGGATCGAGGGTAATACCATTAAATTTCATTCCGGCTTCCAGCAGCATGACTTTTCCGGTATTTTCTGACCCTGAAAATCGCTCAAGCTCTTTATTAAACGTTTCTCGTTGCTCCTTGGTGAGTAATTTGTCGAAAGTGACAAAACCGGATGCCGACATGCCTTTCTGGAAATACCGTGCAGCCGTTGTTTCGAGGGACATCGCGGAGCCAAACACCTCACGCCCCGATTTCAGCGGCATCATCCCGCAAACACCATCTAACCCAAAACCACGTATATGCATCATGTCATTATCTGCAATCACTCGCGGTTTTGATAGGGAATAACCGGGCTTGCTGTCGTTGGTATAGTGGTATTCCAGTCGCCCGTTATCACGCCGTTTAACAATGATGTTTTGGGGTAATAGTGGGACGAGGGAGACCAGACGCTGACCGACCTTCTTTTTTTCAACAAAGGCATTACCGCGTAAACACAAGCTGGCAACAATCATTTGGATAAAACGCGAAGGGGTCATTTCCAGGTTAGGACGACGACACAGGACAGGATAAGCAGGGTGTTGCTGTGCCAGGCTGCGTGAGCCATCCGGTTCGCGGTGATACAGTTTCAGCGGTAACGTGGAAATGGATTCACTCAACAGACGAACACAAGCCCAGACCGCAGAGAGTTGCAAGGCTTTATCCGTTGTCACCACTTGCCCGCTCTGACTCTGGCTATAGTCATGAAACGATGACAGCGTATCCGTTAAATTCTGTGGCATCCCTAGCCAGTTGAGCACCGCGCTTTTAATTTTGCCGGGAGATTGATGTTTTTTCACTACAGCCCTACCATAATCGGATTCGTTAAAAAGCCATCCAGATCGCCGATTTCTTCCTCAAGAACCTCGGCGGCCCCTATTGCCATCGCCAGCGCAACAACACCGTCAATGCGCCCGTTACTGCGACGTTTACTAAAAACACGATTGCCGTTTTTATCTTCTTCAATAACGGTATTCGCGGCGTTCCAACG